CTGCTCTAATTTCTTTAAGTGACCTTGGAGACCCTGAAGTACGTGACTGTAAGTCTGGTCGTTGGTGGGAAACTGCTGCGCATCGTGCTTTGGCTAACAACTCTGCTGTTTATGATGCTAAGCCTTCTATGGCTGTATTTATGGATGAGTGGGTAGCACTTATGAAATCAGGTTCAGGTGAGCGTGGTATCTATAACCGTGGTGGTGCTCGTCAAATGGCTCCAGAACGCCGTGAAGGTGAGTATATCGTTGGTTGTAACCCATGTGCAGAAATCCAGTTACGCTCTGGGCAACTCTGTAACTTAACCGAAGTAGTAGCTCGTCAGGGCGACACAGCAGCAGACTTATGTCGTAAGGTTCGCTTAGCAGCTATCCTTGGTACACTACAAGCATCTTTGACAGACTTCAAATATGTTCGTAAAGTATGGCAAAAGAACTGTGAAGAAGAAGCTCTGTTGGGTGTAAGCTTAACAGGTATTCAGGATTGTGAACTATTACAGAATCCAACACCACAACTATTATTGACTATGCGTAACGCAGCAGTAGAGGAGAACGAAAAGTATGCGGCAATACTTGGCATTAATGCGTCAAAGGCTATCACAACAATCAAGCCATCAGGAACCGTCTCTCAGTTGGTGGATTCCGCTAGTGGTATACATGGTCGCTTCGCTGATTATTATATCCGCGCTGTACGTCAAGCAAACAATGACCCTCTAACTGAATTCTTGAAAGATGCAGGAGTACCAAACGAAGCAGACGTAATGAACCCTGCTAAAACAACTGTATTCTACTTCCCAATCAAATCTCCTGATGGAGCAGTCTTGGCCTCTGAGCAAGGTGCTATCCAACAGCTAGAGAACTGGTTGATTTACCAAAAGCATTGGTCAGAGCATTCTGTCAGTGTTACTGTTTATGTTAAAGAACATGAATGGATGGAAGTAGGTGCTTGGTGCTATAAGAACTTTGATGCCTTAACAGGTGTTAGCTTCTTGCCTTACTCTGAGCATACTTACGCTCAAGCTCCTTACACACCATGTAGTGAGCAAGACTATATTAAAGCGGTTCACGCTATGCCTGAAGTTGACTTCTCTTTACTCTCTAACTACGAGGAAAGCGACAACACTGAAGGTGCTCAAACACTTGCATGTGCTGCAGGTGGTTGTGAAATCTAAAATAGTGACCCCTTAAGAACAAAGACCTGAACATGTCTCTAAACTGTTCCAAACTAATAAAGGAATAAAAATGATTAAATCCCTGATAACAGTATTAGCAATAGTATCTTCAACAGCAGCTATTGCAGAAGTACAAGGTCATCATGACCCAACCCCTATGCGCAAATCTGTTCATTGGAATAGTGATGATGGTGTTTTAACTCTACGTGGACCAACGACTAAACACATGTCTTCTGAAGTCCACAAGATTATGGTAAAAGAAGAGGTATTAGTAGTAAACATGTCAGGGCCAGGAGGGGAGTACTATCCTGGACTCACTATAGGTAATCTAATCAAAAAAGAAGGCTCTGCAGTAATCATTCCTGAAGGTAAAGAGTGTGTTAGTGCCTGTGCTTTTGCAGCTATGGCAGGAGAAAAACTTATTATAAATGGCGCTCTATTGTTTCATTTACCATACACTCAAGGTGTAGGAACTGTGAAGACTATCCAACAAATACAACAAGAAGCAGGTTTAGTATACTTTGACATGGTAGCGTATATTGCTCGTCAGGGCTACCCTATTTATTTTGCTCGTGAGTTGTTAGCTCAGACTTCACCTTGTAAGTTTGTTTATGTAAAAGATGGTGAATCATTTGTTAATACTCGTACTGGTGATGTAACAAAGTCTAAGTCGTATAAACGCAAAGTAACTGACCGTTGCTTGCCCAGCTTTCAAAGGTAATAAAAATGTTTAACTTCTTCAAAGATAAGAAGTGGCTAGTGTGGTCTTACTTCGGTGGGGCCACCATTTTAGCTGCTATGTGGTACCAAGTTCAACTTGATGTCAAAATCAATGAGTGGTTTGGAACGTTCTATAACATGATTCAGCAAGCTTTAGCTGAACCTAATTCAATTACTATGACTGAATACTTCGGCACACTATGGACATTTGCAGGTATTGCAGGTATCTATATTGCTGTTGCACTAGCAGTCAGTTTTGTAACTGCTCACTGGTTGTTCCGTTGGAGAACATCTATGGTCGAGGAATACCATGAGCTATATGAGAAGGCACGTCACATAGAAGGCGCTGCTCAACGAGTACAAGAGGACACTGTTAAGTTCTCTCGTATCCTAGAAGGACTAGGAACTAGCTTTGTAGAAAGCATTATGATACTTATTGCATTCTTCCCTGTTATGATGGGATTAACTGAAGGACTACGTGTTATGTTCTTTGGTGAATGGCAATATGGTTTAGTTACAGCAGCTATTATATGGTCTGTTGGTATTACAGTTGTTCTCCTTGCTGTGGGTGCGTTACTGCGATTAGTAAATATCGAGTACGACATTCAAGCAAAAGAGGCAGCTTATCGTAAGCTATTAGTGATAGCGGAAGACGACAATAATGTTCGTCCAAAGACTTTTAATGACTTCTATGATGATGTCAGACAAATTCACTATAAAAATTACTTCCGTTATGTATGGTTTAATGTAGCACGTTTATCATGTCTACAAGCTAATGTATTAGTTGGCTATGTTGTTCTTGCCCCTGCTATTGTAGGTGGTATGATAACACTAGGCACTATGCAACAAATCCTCAGAGCCTTTGGTAAGGTAGAGGGGTCTATGATGTATCTATTTAAATCATGGCCCACAGTTATCGAGTTAATGTCAGTATACAAACGTCTTAGAGAGTTTGAAAAGGAAATAAAGAATGGCTAAATACGTAATCAAGCGTAACAAACCCAAAGAACCAATGAAGCAACCTGGAACGTATCTCCGTGAGGAAGGTGTTTTAATGTTGCACGATGGCTTCAAGAATGAAACTGTTTCACCATTGGTAATGACTATCTTTGAGTGGAACTTGATGCCAGAACATCAGCAACCAGAACGAATCACTCTTTATATTAACAGTCCAGGAGGCCGTGTTGATAGCTGCTTAATGCTTATCGATGCAATGAAGACTTCTAAGATTCCTGTTGATACATTCGCTACTGGTCTTGCAGCCTCTTGTGGGATATTAACCCTGATGGCAGGAGCTAAGCGTTATGCTTCTCATACTGCTCAGATTATGTCTCACCAATATGCTGCGGGTTCTGCTGGTAAAGAACATGAGCTATATGGTCGTCTTAAATCCTTTGAACACACTTCTCGTTGGATGGAAGACCACTATATGAAATGCACAGGACTTAGCCTTGAGACTATTCGTAGTGAGCTTCTTAGCCCTACTGACGTTTGGTTAAACGCTGAAGAATGTAAAGCATACAACATTATTGATGAAGTGGTGGAGACCTACTAATGATGTACAATGGATACACAGTGATGGTTAATGTCGGAGACTTCGGCAGTGACTGGATGTATATTCAAGAGGGGAACCGTCTAGGCTACGGTTCTCCCTTAATATTCTTATCGTATGACGCAGCTAAAGTAGAGGCTGCTCAATGGACTGAAGCAACAATTATAAAGGTGAAGTAATGCAAGCGTCTTATATTATCGGAGCACTAATCGGATACGCCGTTAACTTCGGTATATTCTTCCTCCAAGTATATGTAGTATTAATGATATTAGGATTAGTGTAATGCCCTATATAGCACCAGAAGAACGTAATGAAATTGACGAGTTAATAGAAGGTTTTGCACCTGTTGATGGTGGAGAACTCCAGTATGCTATTGCTGCATTAATTCATAAACATTATGAGTTTATACAATGGTCTAGTGAAGACGGTGTTCGATATAAGAACATGGAAGCCGTTATGGGTGCCTTAAGCGGTGCTGCTATGGAACACTATCGTTGTGTGGTAGCACCTTATGAAGAAAAGAAGATTAAAGAAAATGGAGCAGTTTATGGACAATACTATAGTGAGTCTTACTGACTTTCGTAAGCGTAAAGAAACTCCTAAAGCTTTACAAATAGAAACCATCTTTGACTGTTCTGATATTGTCTTAGATGTTTTAGAAATGAACTTTGAAGAAGGTGTTTGTATCGGTTTACTCGATGGACAGCTTCAAGTGTCCTCAACAATGGACGATGTAGATTCAATTATACAGCTGTTAGAAGCAGCTTTAGATTCAGTAAGGAATGAGTACTAATGACATTTAGAGAAGTATTGAAAAAATTAGGTATGTGGAACAAAGCTCAACGTGATACCTATAAGCAACTCGCCACCATGAGCGATAAAGACCTTTTAGACATTGGTCTTAATCGTGGTGACATTTTACGTTTAGTTAAAGAAATGGGAGAAGAAGGCAATGACTGATATTAATGAAACACAAGTAGACGAAATCTTTGAAGAAACAATCCAAGAAGCTTTCGATGAACTGATGTCTGACTATGAGTTGGATAGCACTATGTCAATCGAAGACATGTTGTATGAGATGTTCGCTTCTGGCTTTGAAGTAGCCGTAGAGACTCTTAATGATGATGAGGATGAGGACGAAGAGTAATGTATTATATCATAGGCAAACCTGATTGCCCTTACTGCGATAAGGCTAAGAACTTATTAGAAACTAAGGATATAAGCTACATCTATGAAGACTTATCAGAACAACCTGACCTATTAACACTACTAAGGAATATGGGTGTTCGTACTGTTCCTGCTATCTTTGAGTATAAGGGTGGCTTCGATAACTTACAAGCAGAACTATTTGACATTGGAGATGAAGTATAATGTTAAACTTTAATGGTAGACAATATAACATGGCTGATTGGCCTGATAGTGTTAAAGAGCTATTCCAAGACTTCTTATCTATTTCCGCTATGCATGAACGTCAAAAAGATGTTCTTCAAAAAGCAAATGAAGACATGAATGCTGCTGCTATTTCTCATAAGCATATGCTAGTTAAGTTTGAGGTAGCCTTAAGCTCTATGCCATCATCTGATATCCCTGAGAAAGAGGAAGAGAATGACTGAGGAAGTTAAACGTGGAAGGGGGAGACCTAAAGGCTCCTCTGACTCTAAAGTCAAGAAGATTAAACTCAAACCATCACCTAAGACAGCCAAAGAGGACTTCTACAAGAAGTACAAAGACATTGGTCTATTAGCTGTATATGGTGTTGATGAGTTCACTAAAGAGCTTATTATGCACTTCTGGAAAGACCCTAATCAAGAGATAGTCGCTACTGACCCTATTGACCAAGAACTAGCTAACCTCAACAGGCATATGTCTGGATTAAGCTTTAGCATGTATCGTTGGGAAATGCAAACTCATGTAGGCTTCATTGAAGAGGGTTATTATCCTGTTGTGGTAGTAGCTAAGAAGTATTGGGATATGGTTACTAAACTCCCTAACCCTGAAGAAGTTGAATTAGTATGTCTGGAGGACTATTAATATGTGGCATTATCAAGCTATACTACAAGACGATGGTCAATTAGCTATGCATGAATACTATCCTGAACTAGATGTATGGACTTATAAACCTGTAGAGTTATCTGCTAATAACCAAGATGACCTAGAGTGGATGTTGAGAAGCATGTTAGAGGACTTAGAAGCTTATGGAGTTATGGAAGTATGAGTGAAGTATTCTACACAAAGAAATCTAATGGTAATAGCTTTATCGTTGATGTTGTTCATACTGATATGATAAGTGATGTTATGACTGTTGAGTATAACGGTCAAGAGTATACAATGAAGTATAATCATTTCTCTCATATGTATGAGGGCTTCGTAGATGGTCAAGAAGGCTATCTAGTTTAATTAACCTTGGGGTATCTCTCTGACTGGTCTTCGGGCTGGTTGGGGAGGTACCCCTTTATTTTTTTTTTGCTGAAGAAAGGACTAAACATGAATGATATAATTTGGGGAATTATGGGTGCTATTGTGATGACACTCTTCGGATTAACCTTGGTAGGTGGTATCTACGTAGTTATGGAATACTTCTTAATTATATGAAAGAAAAAATACTGCCCCCTTATGATATAACTGCTCCTCTACTGGTATCTGAAAGAGGAAGTGGTCAAGACCCCCGATGATACCCTCCAAAGGTTCCCCCTTTATTTTTCTGGCGGGGGTTTATCCCTTCGGAGAATCTTTATAGGTTATCTTTAGGTAGAACGTTTAAAACAATATGTTTGTTGTTTATGTTTTATCATTATAACTTTAGATTAACCTTTAAAATATATTATAAGGATAAGTATTAAATAGTGTCTAATGATTTTAGTGAATACCCTTTAACTCTATAAGGAACGCTATAAATGATTAATTTTTACCACTATATCGACATCGTACCATTTGTACTTGCTACTCTGATTATCGTTGTAGGCGCTGGAAGGATAAACCTTAAACAGCCCTTAACTATGGTTATAGTACTCACTACTGGCCTCTATATGGTTGCTCAATCTACTTGGTTCTCAAGTTGGATGTCTGGCAATGTATGGGGTAGAGACTTTAGTAACTACATCTGGTTTCTCTTTAACACTCTAACTATGGTTATATTCTCATGGACATTAATAAGATTGGGCAAGCAGGAATAAAGCTTGATTTATGGTTTCATACTCTTAACCAGAAGTATAACCCTTCCAAAACACATAACTGGGCTTATGGAAGAGGTCTTGAACAGGCTTCTGGAATGGGCTACTGGTTTATTGCTTTAACCATGCTATTTGGTGGTGGTTATGGTGTTGAGTCTGAAACAATACAGATTAATAACTTCTTGTGGGCTTGGATGGCTGCAACTCTTGGTTATTGTCAGATATATTACAATGGACTTCCTCAAAGGAAAGTCTTTAACTTAATGGCTACTACTGGATGGATAACAATTGCTATATCAGCTTTTGTGGAACTCGGTGGTTGGAACCTACTAACTGCAGTAAGCTTACCTTATTGCTTATGCTCTTTTTATCTTTATGGATTCTTAGTTGGTCCACAAGGAGACAAGGAATAAATAATCTCCGCAAGAAAGGGGATAAAGATGATAGCAGAAACTCAAATACTCATGAAGTATCTTCCACCTTCTTTAGGTGTCTTCATGGTAGTAGTCGCTGCAGGACTCATGGGTCTGTTTAGAAGTATGACCCTGAGTAAATCAGCTTATGATAGTACTGTAGAAAGTTTGCAGAGACAAATTAAAGTGCTTCAAGACGAAAATAAACTACTAGAAGAAAACTTAGATAAGACTCTAAAACAACTCAGAGACATGACTAATAAGGAGTAGTTCTGTACACATTCGTATAGACTCTCCTATCCTTTTTATACTAGTAATTTCAAGGGCTTCTACACGAAGCTTTTTAACTTATTTGTATTTAAAAAGTATTTTTTCGAATGAAATTGTATCCACAAAGATAACAAAACTCTAGACCTGAAAGGAGGTCAAAATGCCAGATAATCGTTTAGATAAACGCGGTGGTGCTCGTGAAGGAGCGGGGCGTCCTAAAGGCTCTAAAAATATTAACTCTATGGCTTCAGTAAACAAGCTGAATGAACTTGGGTTTGACCCTATCGAGAAAATGGTAGAGCTATACCAAGAGATTGAGATTAAACTCAACAATGGTTCTATCAGAGAAGGCTCTGGGGCTTATGCTCAATTAGTTGCTACTCGTGGTCAGTTAATTAACAACCTTATGCAGTATGGCTATAAGAAAGTTCCTGAGAAGATTGAACAAGAAATCACAGAGAAGAAACCTATAGCTATTAAGCTTAACTTAGGGAGTAAGGAAGATGGCGAGGAGTAATCCCCAACTATGGGCTAGAGCTAAAGCCCAAGCTACTAGAAAGATGGGTGGACACTCTGCTAGAGCTATGCAATTAGCTGCTTCTATATACCGTAAGTTAGGTGGTAAGTATTCTGGTGCTAAGACTAAAGCACAAAAGAGTATGACTAAGTGGACTAAGCAGAAGTGGAGAACCAAGAGTGGTAAACCTTCTGTTATTGGTAAGAAGGCTACTGGTGAAAGGTATCTACCTACTAAAGCCATTAATGCTATGCCTAAGAAAAGTTATGCTGCTAGTAGTGCTAAGAAGCGTAAAGATACTAAAGCAGGTAAACAGTATAGTGCTCAACCTAAGCGTAGAACACGTACAACTAAGAGGAAGAAGTAATGGCTGGACTATATGGAAAGGTTAAGAAGGCTGTTAGTAGCTATTCTGCAGGACGTAGAAAGAAGCTCACAGGTTCTCCTAAGAAGATAACTGGTAAGGGCATACTCACTGCTAGACAGAAGACAACCCTTGCTAATCATAAGAAACACCATACCCCAAAGCATATGGCTGAGATGAGACGCTTAATGAAGGCTGGAAAGACCTTTACTGCTGCTCATAAGGCTGCTATGAAGAAAGTAGGTAAGTAATGAAGAAGGATTCAAGACTAACAAGAGCAGGTGTCTCTGGTTTTAATAAGCCTAAGAGGACTCCAGGCCACCCTACTAAGTCTCATATTGTTGTAGCTAAAGTAGGTGATAAGATTAAGACTATCCGCTTTGGTGCTCAAGGCGCTGTAGGTAGTCCTAAGAAGGCTGGAGAGAGTACTAAGTATGCTGCAAGACGTAAAGCTTGGAAAGCTCGTCATGCTACCAATATAGCTAAAGGCAAAATGTCTGCTGCTTATTGGGCTAACAAAGCAAAGTGGTAATCTAATGATTACTCCTAAAGTATTAGATGAATGGAAACTACTCCCTAGATTTATGATGTTTGCTATTACAGCAATGTCATGGAGAGTAGTAGAATGGTATATGCACTTAGAAAACCCGTCAGTACAACAATCTGGTTTAGTATCCATAGTTATGGGTGCTTTAACAGGTATGTTTGCTGTATGGATGAATAAAGAACAAAACACTAGTCTGGCATCTAATAAGAAGGAGTAGCTAGGTGATTGACCCTGTAACAGCTATCGGAGTAGCAACTACAGCCTTTAACGGAATTAAGAAAGCTATATCAGTAGGGAAAGACCTACAAGACATGGCTGGCCCTCTAAGCAAGTGGGCTGGGGCTATGGCTGATATGGACTTCGCTAAACAACAACAGGAGAACCCGCCTTGGTATAAAGCCTTGGGAGGTGGCACTGAAGCTCAAGCAATGGAATTATTCGCAGCTCAAAAGCAAAGAGATTCCATGAGAAAAGAACTAAAGGACTTTATCTGTGTTATGTATGGCCCTAGTCATTGGGAAGAACTATTACAGATAGAAGCTGATATTAGAAAGAAGAAACGAGAGACTGAGTTTAAAAGAGAAGAACGTAAACAGGCTATTATAGAATGGTCTGCAGGTCTGTTCCTCTTAGCCTTTCTTGGTGGAGTATTAACCTTCTCCATTTGGCTATATACAATTAGTTAGTGAGAGATATAATGGAAATAGAATTACATGAAGGACAGTCACAAGTAGTAAGTGACCTGTTCGTAGAAAAGTCTTGTAGATACGCCGTAGTTAATGCTAGTCGTGGTTTTGGTAAGTCTTACCTTGCTGCTACTACAGCTATGATTGCAGTCCAAGAATTAATGGAACTCCCTCCGGAGGTTCCCAATAAGAATGTTGCACTAATCGCCCCTACGTATAGTCAGGCAGTAGATATTTACTATCCACTAATAGCTTGGCAGTTAGGCATGGAAGATTATGCAGATAAAGCATCTAAGGCAGCTGGACAGTTCTGGTTCCCTAATAATGTACAACTTAAGCTATGGTCATACGAGGCATCTCAAAGGATGCGTGGTACTGGTCAATACTTTGTGGTAGCCGATGAGGTTACATCATGGAAGGGTGCAGGTATGAATCTCAAGGAGTCTTGGGAGTCTATTATTCAACCCTGTGTGAGCACTCGTTGGTCTCCTCAGAACGCTAAGAAGTTCGGGGCTAATGCTGGTAGAGCACTTATTATTAGTACTCCTAATGGCTATGATTACTTCTATGATATGTACAATAGGAAAGACTCTGATGACCAGTGGAACAGCTACCACTATACCTATCAAGACTCTCCATTCCTTGATGATGAGGAAATCGAGAGAGTTAAATTAACACTAGACCCTCTGAAGTTTGCTAGAGAATATACAGCATCATTCGAGGACTCTGGTAATAATGTCTTCTATATGTTTAATAGACAAGAACACATCGATAAAGAACTACCTTATTTTGAGGCAGGTGAAGATGTACACTTAGCTATTGACTTTAACGTAGGCATTATGGCATCTTGTGCTTTTGCTCTTAGGGGCAATCAGATACACATTCTAGATGAGTTCCAAGGACACCCTGATACGGAGAGTCTGGCTAAGAACTTTCTAGATAAGTATAAAGGGCATAAGTTGATAAGCTACCCTGACCCTAGTGGTAAAGCTCGTAAGAGTTCTGCTGCTGTAGGTGTTACAGACTTCTCTATACTACAGTCTAAGGGGATAGCTGTTAGAGCTCACAGTAAGGCTCCTCCTATCATTGATAGTGTTGCTGCTGTGAATAGAAAGTTCAAGAATGCAAATGGTGATATAGACATGTATGTCCATCCCAGATGTGTTAATACAATTAAGTCTTTAGAGCGTACTGCTTGGACGGAAAATAATCCCGATACTGCCACTATATCTAAGAAGGAAGGTGTTGAACACTGGACTGATGGTATAAGGTATGCGGTAGAGTATTTATTCCCTGTTCGAGGTGGCTCTAAGGTAACAACAAGAGGCTTCAGCTTTTAAAGGAGAAACAAAATGGGTAAGTATACGGATGCACTCCGTAAGAAGCTCAAAAGGGAAACAGAAGCACGTAAGTTTGCTATTAAACAAGTTACTAAGATGTTTAGCATAGGCCCAAAGATGACTGGTAAATCTATGTTTCAATTAGTACAAGCAGACCCTCGTTATAAAGCTACTACAGCTATGCGTACAGCTTCTAAACCAATGAGCCCAAAACAGAAAGCAGCGTTGAGAAAGGCACAAGCCGCCGCTGCTAAAGCAAATAGAAAAAGGAACTAAAACAATGGCAAAACCATTAACATTTCGTCAGAAGGCAGCTTTGAAGATTGCTCAAAAGAAATCAGCTGCTAAACGTAAACTTAAGCAAGGCAAAGCTAAGCTTTCTACAGCAAGAGCTAAAGCTCGTGGCTTGAAAGTTAAAGCACAAATTAAGACTATGAAGATTAAAAAGAGCCTCAAGAACAAAGTACCTAATGCAAAAGCTAAATTGCGTGGTAAGGTAGTTAAGGCTAAATTGGCTGCAAAAAGAGCACCAAGCAAAATTAGCGCTACAAAGAAATCAATCGGGAACAAAATGTCTACCCTTCGTGGTAAGGCTCGTTTGGCTAAAGTTAAAGCAGGAAACAAAATCCGCAGCACTAAGCGTAAAATCTCTAACGCTAAAGCTACTAAGGCTGCAGGAAACATCAAGTCTACTATGAAGTTTAAAGCCAAGGCAGGTGTTCGTAGAGCTTCTTCTGTTGCCGCAAAAGGTAAAGCAGCAGCTAAGCCTATGGTAGCTAAAGGTGTTAACCGTGCAATGACAGCTAAGACTAAAGCTCGTAACCAAATCGGTAGAACCGTTAATGCATTAAACACTGCAGTTGCTGTTGGTAAAGCTAAAACTAAATTTGGTAAAGCTATAGCAAGAGTAGATGGCGCAAGAGCCGATAAACGTATCCGTAAAGTTGATAACGTGCGCCGTACTATGGCTACTCGTTTGTCTAACACTCGCCGTTTGACTTCTGCCACTGCTAAGCCAGCTGCAAAAGCTCCAGCTTCTAGCCCTTATCAGCCTAAGAAGAAAAAGCCAGGTCGTCGTGACGGTCGTAAACGTACATAAGAACTTTATGGGTCATCCTATTCTGGGTGGCCCTTTTCTAATTTGAGGAAAACAATATGGCAAACTTTGCACGTAAATTTTATAGCTCTACAGGCTACACAGGAGGTTATACTTCGGATACAATTAAAGGTAACGAATATAGCTCCTCTAATGAGCCTCGTGGTGTTTTGCAGATAGTAGTAACTGCGGGTTCAGCAGACCTTCAAATGCGTTTAGTTGATGAAGCACCTTGGATTACTATTAAAAGTTACACAGTAGACACTGTTGAAGAAATCGTGATAGCTCCGCAAATGCGTGTAGTAGCCACGGATTCTGCTGAAGTGTGGGTAGCGGAGACAGTATAATGTCTATGGTATTTTCAAACATGACTCCTAACACTGGCGCAACAAACATGACGCCTATTGTAGGAGCTTCACAAGCCGAAAAGGTAGCTATTCAAAAGTCTAATGGTGGCTATGAATTCACTGGTGGTTTTACAGACCGCACAACAGGTCAATCAGGTGCTTCTGATATTGGTACAGACGTATCGTATACTCAAGCAATGGTAGACGCTGGCGCATGGCTTCGTTTTGGCTTTAATTCTTCTCGTCAAGCAGCTAATGACCAACCTTATTGGGGCGATGACACTGACAATGCTGAAGAAGCACCCCATTCAGGAACTAATGACTATCTTTTAAAAGGTTTGTTCTCTGGGTATTATATGCCACAAGACGTAACTAACATGTTTAACTTTGTTGATAATACCCCTTATAACCAAGAATCAACTTCAGGTTTACAGTATAATGCAGCAGAAGGTTCTTATGACATGTCTCAACTTGTTGTTGGGGATTTATGTCAGTTTCGCTTTGACTTCAACTTGCGCCCTCAGATAGCTAATACGACTCTAGAGGTTGGGCTTATCTGGGCTACTCGTGATTCATCCGATAACGTAACTTTTACATTTGCTTTAACAGGTGAACCCGTTTATTTTGGTGAAGGTTCAGTTGGCAAAACATTCCTTATGCGCCCTACAGTTAGTGCTTATCTAGCTTCCGCAGAGGATGTTAATGCTCGTGCTTTACCAGCAATACGTTCAGATAACCCTGTGTTTATTCAACCATTAACAACATTATTTAACGTAGCGAGGTAATTTATGGCAATTCGTATCGTAAGAAATGCTAATGGTAACTGTATCCAATTTATCGGTTCTTCACAACCTGCTTATTGGAACTCTTGCCTTAGTGGTGCGGTCAACGAAGAGGATAACACTCGCGTTGACGTTATTAACGACATTCGCACAACAGACACCGATAACCCTTTCTTTGAGTTCTTTGGTATTCCTTATACTGAATTTCGTGACAAAGACGGTGGTTCTTTCGCAGACTCAGCAGCAGCAGCTGCTTATATCACAGCACAAGCTAACGTAGCTAGTACAGGTGGCTCTATTGAGTTCTCTGCAACTGATACAATCGATGCTTCTCGTGATGCTACTAACACTAACATACTATTTTCTACAGGTGACTCTTTCGGTGTTCATGCTATTCAAGCAATAGTTCAAGCAGATGGTAACATTACTATTAAAGAGAATACATCAAATGGTGTTAACATCTATGAAGACATTCGTCCAGCTAACGTAACAGTTGGTGGCGTAGCTCCTACTAGCCCTACAGTAACAGCAGTTGTTAATACGCTTAATGCTCTATTTCAGGTTACTCCTCTGGGCTTGGGTGGTGTAGACCCTACAGATTCTTATACAACAATTACTAACTCTGGTCTAAACATTAACATTAATGGTGATATTAACTATAGTGGTGGTGTAGCTACTAAAGGTTCTAACACAGGAGTTCCTCATAACGACTTCGTAAGTACTTCTCTGTACTACCTCTCTCAAGTAGGTGAGTATATTGAGATGGACTGGGGTGCAACACCTAATGGTACAACAGACTATGGTAGTGACTTTGTAATGGGTTTCTTCTCAGACGTTGTAGCCGCTACTCCTTCTTCAGAATATGAAGGTATGGACATGGGTATGCGCTTAAGAGGTCTAGATACTTTCTCGGCACACGACTATGGTTTAGTTATTGAAAATGGTTACTACAACAATCCACACACTCATCAGAAGTTCCGCATGGGATTAGATACAGACAGACGTCTTTATATCTCTTTCTATGATGCGGTAGCTGAAGAGTGGCAGGTAGCAGTCCGTAGTGCCTTCCCAACAGTTGATGAAACCTATGGTGTAGTATTCTTCCTTAAAGAAGAAAATGCACAGCTCAAATGGAGTGGCCTATCAGCAGAAGAAGTTGACCCTGCTAGCTTTAACGTTCAGTATCGTTATATTGAATCACCAGATGGTTCGTTCTACTATCCTTTGTTTAGCAACTCACAACAAGCTAACTGGGTAGACCAGCTGAATGGTGGTTCAGGTACAAGTCACACTCACGTATTTGCTGATGAAACACCAACCTCAAACACATGGTATATGCCAGATACAGGTGGTACTCATGCAGGTGCTAGTGCTCCAGCTAATACAGCCAGCGTTACTTACACTGAAATCCTTACTGGTGCTGATGCGGGTTATACACCTACAGCTTATGGCACACAGACTTTAACAGTTGATGAGGGTGACGCAGTTAACTTTGCTATTGACCCTTCAGGTGCTAACTGGACAACTACTATTAGTGGTGAACCAGCTGGATTTACTTTGTCAGGTGGCAACCTTGTAGGCACTGCTCCTGAAGTATCAGGCATTATAGCTAACAACGCTAGTGATGATTATGTAATTACTGTAACTCGTACTAACATCTTTGGTTCTTCTACAGGTACACTTACCTTAACAGTTGATAACACAACAGCGACAGTAACACCTATTAGTGGTTTTACTCACGTAGCACAGACTATCTCTTTGGTAGACTCTGATACGCTAGAAGCTGGTTCTGTAGTTACTATCGATGATAGCCTTGAGCAAGGTAAACGTATGGTGTTCAGTGCGGCATTCATTAGAGGTTTGTTTGAAGATATAGCGAATTCAGGCTCAGCCCATGCTGTAACTATCGGTGTTTTAAAGACAGGGCTGTATGGTTCGCAGTGGACAAATCACGGCTTGTCTAACATTGCGCTTGGTTGGAGACTACACAGAGAAAGCAATAATAAGTACTTAACTCTTGTCTACGATGGTTATGGAATAAGCAGTACTAACTTCGGCGTCGCTACCTTCAACCGTGACCTAGTACTGTTCCATGACACCGCAAGCAATAAGCTTCATCTTACACAGTATGGTGTTACAGCTGGTACAGGTGAAACTATGGATACACCTACAGTTATCGCTAATCAGCACATGACTCCAGGTTCTAGTGATGTAGACGTAACAATCGGTTTGTCTATAGGCTCAAGCACAGATGTTGACATTACAACTACAGGTATCACAGAAGTAGATAACCCTTCTCTGGGTGCTACAGCATGGACTAAAGCTGTTGACTTCGGTGGTTCTAATGACTCAATGGAAGTTGGTGGCACTGAGTCTTATTCAAGTCCTTTGAAGATGTATCAGTCTGGTGGCGTAGTAGCCCCTAACACTAACGCAACTTTGACTGTTCCTAACAGTAGTGGTTCTACAACAAATCCTTGGAGTACTGCTTGTGTATTCCAGCCAGGAGGGCAAGGTGCTCAGCAAGGTACACTCGGTGGTACAATTTGGGGTGTAGCTAATAGCTACAGTCACTATCACAACATTCGTTTGGTAGAGCGAGATGGACATATCTGGTTCAAGTGGGGCTATAAGAACGCTGAAAACGAAATCAGAATCATTGCAAACGCAAGCACAAGTAATTGGTACGGTGTTTATATTGGCTATAGAGGTCAGAAAAGCGCTACACCTAGTGCGGCGTTCTTAGGACAAGCTTTTGACATTCATGTAATGAGCAATGCTGATGGTTGGAACTCTGCAGGTTCAGACATTTCTACCGCAGCTGAGTGGGCTTTAAGCCATAACACTACAGGTCAGTCTATGACTCAAGGTATGAGTGCAACTGGTTTCAAGATGGGTAATGCGTTTGGTACTACTGGTCACTATGAGTTCAACGGCAAGATTGCTAGTTGTGTTGTAACAACTGAAATGGCGGCATCGCTTCTTCCAGATGCTACTGAAATCAAAGCTATGATTACTGACCCAGCGACTTGGTTAGCTGACCTTGACGGTACTACTAGACGTAGCTACTATGGTCCAAACTTTACCTTTGTTTCTGGTGGTGCAGACATAACTTCGGCTCTGTCTACTCACGTTTACTTGATGGGGGATGGTACTAATGATAGTTATAGCAACAACATTAGAAACCAAGTACACCCTACCGATACAACCTATAGCGATTTAGAATTCCAGAACATGGTATCTAATGACATTGAAACGGTAACAATTCCAGGTTTGTAGTAACTATATAAAAATTTTGCGTAGCCCTTCGGGGCTGCGTTACAGAATCATAAGCCTAAACATCTTAGGAATAAAATTAACCCAAATATACCCATCTGAGGATTGGTGAAGGAGGAAAAATGGCAAGAACAAAAATTAACAGCAAATCAAAGGATACTATGTCCGATGATGGTTCGTTACTTGTTTCCCTAATTCACGGCGAGCAGATTCGTATGTCAGTTACTTTAGGCTGGCTTACAAATCTTACTGGCTATACAATCACAGCTAAGTGTGTTGAGGCTGATTCTCGCAGTCTAGATTGGGATTTAAACGAGTTGCCTTTGCTTCCTCAAACAGGAGGTCAAATAGTGACTTGCCCAATCATCGACTCTGACGTTACGGATAACACTTTTGAAATAGTGTTTCCAGAAGAATTAGCCAACAACTTCACAACTATGCCAAAACCACAGCGTCCTAGTTATGCTTGGTTTGGTTTAGAAGTTAGTGATAGCGGAACTGGTAATAACCAAATGGTATTTAAACCAATGCGAGGTTTAGTAGAGATTTTGTATAGCCCGTCGGAGGCAGCATAATGTCCACTTATACTATTACAGCAAACACCACGAGCCACAGCACTTCAGTAAGCCCTGTACAATATACAGTGAGCTTATCTAGAACTGGTGGACAAGGCTCGAAGGGTGATTCAGTTACAGGAGCATCTATTAATGATTCTGGTGAACTGGAAATAGTAATTACAGACTCTGCAGGTGTTAGCACTACTGTTAACGCAGGTAGCATTTATGGTAACGCAGGAGGTTTTAACTTAGTTGACCTTGGCGACACCGAAATGCCATCCCCAGCAGACCAAGAAGCAGTTATCTATGATGGTGCTACTTCTAAGTTTGTAACTCGTAAATCAACAACTAACGACTTAAGTGACATTGACAATACAAACAAAGTAGAAGGTTCATTCCTAGTTTGGTCGGATGCTGACTCTAATTATAAATCTACAAGACGTATTGACAACCAATCAACTATTATTTCTGGAGGCTCATTCTAATGGCAACTAAAATTTTACTTAAAAAGTCCGTAACATCTGGTGCAGCTCCATTAACAGCTGACTTAGACACAGGTGAATTGGCACTAAACTTAGCAGACCGCAAAATCTATGTAAAAGACAATAGCGGCAATATCGTAACTACACAAGGTGCATACGTTGATAGCGTTGCCCCAGCAAACCCTGCTGAAGGTGACCTGTGGTATGACACCGCAAACAACATGCTGAAAGCCCACAACGGCTCTGCATTTGACGAAACAGGTTATAACAACCTTTCAGAGCTAGAAGATGTTACTCTTACATCTATTGCTTCAGGTGACCACTTAACTTGGAATGGTTCCGCTTTTGTAAACAGCAACCTAGAGTCAGACGTTGAAGGCTTTATGTCTGCAGCTAACACTGGCACTGGTCATGGTGACTTGTCTTACGCTAACGGCGTATACACATTTGACCGTGTAACTTCTGCTGAAGTACGCGGAGACATCTCTGTAACTGACGCTGGTGGTGACGGTAGCTTGGCTTACAACAGCACAACTGGTGTTATCACTTACACTGGCCCTTCCGCAGCTGAAGTTCGTGCGCACATTAGCCACGTTGACGCAGGTGGAGACGGAAGTCTTTCATATGACGCCTCTACAGGTGTTATTACTTATACTGGCCCAAGTGCTGCTGAAGTACGCGCTCACCTTTCAGGTGGTACAGGTGTTACTTACACAGCTGGAACTGGTGTTATTGAAATCGGTCAGCCAGTTGCAACTTCAGATAGCGTAGTCTTTGCTGATGTTGAAACTAACAGTGTACACCATGCTGGTGACATTACACTTAACCCAGAATCAGGTGGAGCCGCTAACGCTGGCCAAGTTATCATTTCAGGTAACTTGACTGTTAACGGTACAACTACTTCTGTAAACTCTAACGAAGTTAACATCGGTGATTCAATTATCGTACTTAACTCTGACGAAACTGGTGCTCCTTCTCAAAACGCAGGTTTTGAAGTTGAGCGTGGAACGTCTACAAACAAAGCCTTCATCTGGAATGAAACAGATGACGCATGGGATTTAGCCGATGAAACTCTTCAGAACGTTGTTCTGGATGGTGGCGCTTACTAAGCCCGTACAATACTCAATGGGCGCTCCTCTATAGGGGCGTCCTCCTCACACATAAGGAAATAGCCCAATGGCAACTAAAATTATTCATAAGAAAAGCTCGGTCGCTAGTTCAGTACCCGTTCCTGGAGACCTAGAAGCTGGTGAATTGGCAGTCAACTTAGCTGACCAAAAGATTTATTCTAAAACAACAGGTGGTGCTATTATTAAAATGTCTCCTGTAACTGAAGGTGACGTTACTGCGCATGAAGCTGCCTTGACTATTACTGAATCACAAATCAGTGACTTGCAGTCTTACTTGACAGCACACCCTAGTGTTTCTGCTGAAAACTCAGTAAACAACTCTGGACGTACTTATGTCCAAGACATTACGCTTGACAGCTTTGGGCACGTCACAGGTCTCGCCTCTGCAACAGAAACCGTAACTAATACTGATACTACCTATAGCGCTGGCTCTGGTATTGACCTCACAGGTACAACCTTTAGCCACACAGATACTTCTTCGCAAGCTTCTGTAAATAACACAGGGCGTACTTATATTCAAGACATTACACTTGATACATATGGTCATGTTACAGCTCTTGCTTCTGCAACAGAAACCGTGACTAATACTGATACAAACACAACCTATACGGCTGGTTCTGGTATTGACCTTACAGGTACAGCCTTTAGTCATACTGATACTAGTTCACAGACTTCGGTGAATAACTCAGGACGTACCTACATCCAAGATGTTACTTTAGACACATATGGTCATGTTACTGGTTTAGGTTCTGCAACAGAAACAGTCACAAATACTGACACTAACACTACTAACTTAGCAGTAAAGAACTCTGCAGGTACAACTCAGTTTACCGACGACGAAATTCGTTTTGCAGGCAGTGGTGCTACTAGCGTAGCCTTTGATGCTTCTACTAAGAAAGTTACTATTAGCTCAACTGATACTAACACTAACACTACCTATAGTGCAGGTAGTGGATTGTCTC